AAACGCATCAGTGCCATGACTGTCGAATCCACTAGGTCATCATGGCTCATAAAGGGAAATCCAGCAATCTCTTCAACTACTTCTTCTGCCCAGCGAGTTTCGGGCACCCATACTATACCTGATGCTACAATATCTGCTACCGAGTTTAAACGCGCTAGTTTATCACCAGATCCTCTATGAGGGGTATATTCCTGTACTGGCAGTCCCATACGGCGCATCTCCTGATAGATCGCCACACCAGAACTTTTCTTCTCCACGATAAACGCATCGGGTTCCCAGTCAGCGTACTCTTCCAACGCCAGCTCTTTTAGTTCGGGAAACTCCAACCGCTTCTTAATACTGTTCAGCAAAATGATGTTGTACGCTTCTACCTCTTCATTAAAGAAGACACCCCACGTCGTCAGGGCTGTAAAGTCAGCACGGTTGTGCTTCTCCGCAGCAGAGTCTAATGACATGATAATATACTCGCACTTGGGCGGATCTTCCTTCGTCCAGATACTCCACCACTCACGCTTAACGATGGCAGCTTCTTCCGCCGTAGGTTCCTGCTGATACTGAGCGTTCCACTGAAAGACCGGCATCGACGCCTTAGTCCGTAGCAAAGCGTCTAAGTCAAAGAACTCAGGCCACAGCGGCTTCTGTACGGGTTTACCCGTCTTCTTATCCGAGGTCTCTAGGATCGCAGGGAACTCGATCACCTCGAACTCATCAGCTTTGTCGTTCTGAGTCATATCCCGCACAACGCGACCTGTCAGGTCATCCATGTGCCAACGGGTTTGAATAATCGCTACCCGCCCTCCGGGCATAAGACGCGTACGTGCCCCAAACGTGTACCACTCATAGGCTTTCTCAAACACAGAGAAGTTACCGTTAATAACATCTTGCTCAGAGTGCGGGTCATCCACCAGAAGCAGGTCAGCACCACGTCCAGCAAGGGCTGAACCCACCCCACAAGCGTAGTATTCGCCCCCTACACTGGTGTTCCACCGACCTGCAGACTTAGAATCAGAGGCCAAATTAACCGTAGGAAACACTGATCTATAGGCGTCAGTATTGATTAAATTACGTACTTTACGGCCAAAATCTACCGCTAAATCGGTAGTATGAGACACCATCATGACCTTTTTATTAGGGTTTCTGCCCAAATACCACGCTGGATAGAAGATAGAAACTAACTGGGACTTACCGTGACGTGGGGGTATGTTTACGCATACCCGATCCTTGTCCCCACCTTCAATTGCCATCAGCATGTCGGCCAGTATGCGGTGATGTTTACCCACAATAAACTCAGGCATCATCGCCTTGCAGAATTCTATCAAATCGTCGTACGCTAACTTACTTCTCTTACGTGCGCTCAGTTCCTCAACTAATTTATCGATCTCAAGGACTTCATCTTGCGTATACTCGTCAAGATTATCCAACATCACTTGGATTTCATCCTCTGTAAAGTCAAATGCGACTTCACTCATCGTCATACTCTTCGTCTACCTCGGGTTTAGCCGGTTCTATACCTAATTCAGCGTCAATGTCGATTACTTCGCCCTCAAATACGATAGGGGCACCCAACTCTTCTGGCGGATTGACCAACTTCTCCAGCTTTTGACGCAGCTTGGCACGTAGATCGTCCGTAGACTGGTGCGTTATAGTGACTTCTGACTTCTCTGCAAACAAACTAACGTCTGAGATCTTACCTAACAGCTCTAGGGCACGGATTCTTACCCGTGGGTCTGGGTTCTCTGACTCTAACAGGAGCTTGTTGGTGACAAGATGTCGTATCTGGGTGGCACTCTCGGCCACAGACTGTCCAAACTCTTGCAGGATGCTGTTAGTAAGTACTAACGAGGCAGGTGTTAGCTTAGAAGAACGGGTAACTGATAGTGTCTTAGAGGTTTTCTCTGGGTTCTCTGCGTAATCTATTGCTATACCAGCCGCTACGTCTTTGTCTTCTTTGTTTGGGGTGATGTCTAGCCCGTGTTCTGCCAATAACAAAGCAGTATTGCACGCAGCTTCCGCACGGACTTTAAGATCTAGGTACGGCATGTCCGCTGATATGGGTATACCGACTTCTGGCTGAAGCATCACTGTCATAGATATACACTGGTTAGTATCTAATGGCACCAATTTACACCAAAAATAATTTTTTGCAACAAGAAGTTGGGACTCCTACCGGGGGGTGTTCCTATATAGAGGGGGGTGGGGGGTCTGAACTCAAAAAAACGGTCATTATTCGTGTAAATTAGTAATGCTATAGTAATGCTGGAGTCCCTGTAGGAGAAGTGGTGCATAGGGGGTAGGTAGGGGTCGCCATGTCAGAAAACAGGCATCCATCCAGCCAGATCCAGATCATCACGCGACCCTAGTTATTGCTGGACTATCCATCATCTCATGTTAACTTGTTTACAAGTCGAAGGGATTAACCCTTGGCCCCAGTATGGAATTCCATACTGATACTAAAACTTAAAAGTGAGATATAAATTATGAGTAATCAAAAACAAGCGGGAACAGTAGTAATGGGATTCAACGGCAAGATGAGCATTGTAGTCGATGGGTTGATTAAGGCTAAAGAACGAAAAGAGACCGCTGCACTAGTTGCGCGGGGTGCCATGACTGATGCCTTACAAGCCAATGGCTGGACCTTAGATGATCTAGCGGCAGGCACTGAAACGCACCAATGGCTAAAGCAGCGGGTCACACTGCATAAATTCAATCAAGCTGGACTGAATCGATACTTGACCAAAAAGGCTGACATGACAGCCGAACAATGGAAAGACCGAGCGGGGGAGCAGAGTCAAGTAAGCACTGCTATTCGGGATTACCGCACGCTTCTATCGGCGCGATTGATTCGGGCTGAGGCTGAGGCTAACGGCGAGGATCCGAATGAGGCTATACGCAAGGCTAAGGAAGATAAAGCGAACGGTAAGAAGTCACCGGCTGAACGTTTGGCGGCAATGCTAGACTCTGCAAAGAAGCTGATTGATAGTCCAGATAATAAGTTCCCATCTGGATTCAATCGGCAGGCTCATACTGATCGACTCAATAAGATCTTAGCCAACCTTGGCAACATCGAACCCAAGCACTAACCAACTGGCCCCTCTTCGGAGGGGCTTTTTTTTGTCTCAAATAAATTTGATACCAGTTCCCGTAGTAGCGCGCCGCATCAGGTCGAGCCGACAGAGAAACACGTTGTTGATACCAGTTCCCGTAGTAGCACGGCGCGTCTAGCGCAGTATGGAATTCCATACCGGTAATGTTCCGCAATGTTCGGTAAAAAGGGGTAATGTTCCTGCAATGTTCGGTAATCACGACTACGTTCTACTACATTATGTTTGGTGTATTTCCGTGTAATCTCGTGTAGTTGGGTCTATTGTCTTGGATACAAAAAGCCCTATATATATATATATTTTAATAATGTTCTGTAAATAAAATTACTTAACTCTCTTTTTATTCAAACCGTCTCTCTAACATCTTATCAGCTCCTTTGTTCCTAAAAATCTCCTGCCTTCTCTCTAAGGCGGAGCTAGAGTCTCCTCACCAGAATTACCGAACATTCACTACATTCTTTGCTTATCAATAACTTGCGCCATTTTCCAACCGAACATTACCGGAACATTCAAGAACATTCACTGTACTACACACAACTACACCATACTCGACCCTTCTTCATCATTTGACATCAGACGCTAACTGTGTCATAATGTGTTTGTGAGTGGGGCATTCCGTCAGCACTTCACCCAGTATGGAATTCCATACTGCGTCACATAAACATCTTATGGAGATATAAGAATGGATAACATGTTAACAGCAGTACCCAACGTGTCGGCTCCGTCGATACAATCAAGCGCCATGATCGTCGAGTTTAGCGCGTCGGTCTGGACAGGACGCAAGAAAGACAAGAGCGCATCAGCGCAGGTCACCTTGCAAAATAATGCTAAGTCAGGCACCGCCAACGTCAGTAAGAAGTTGCTAGGTGATTGCGCCGAGTTGAGAGCGGTTCAAGACTTCGTTGCCAATTCCCGCAACATACATTATACCCTGACAATGCCGTGGTCAGATCTCGGTCAGCGATTAGTTCCGACTGCCATGTTCTTCGATTATCAAGCGCAGATGACAGCGTTCGAGCAAGAGTTCAATCGTTTGGTGCAAGCGTTCCTCGATGTGTACGATTGGGAGATCATCCAGTCTCGCACCAAGTTGGGCGACCTGTTCAACGATGCCGACTATGTTTCTGTGCACGAGCTGGCCCGTAAGTTTGCGTTCAACGTGACCTATTCACCTGTGCCCGAGGCCGGTGACTTTCGGGTTGACATGGGCAACGAGCAAGCGGCACTCCTGAAAACACAATATCAGGAGCATTACGAGGCGCAGATCACCAAGGCGATGGGTGATGTGTTCAACCGTACCCGCAAGTACCTCGAACGACTGCACAACAGTCTGGACTACAACAAGGGTGAGAAGCGCAAGCCGTTGCACAATACGACGTTCGATGGCGTGCTTGATATGATCGACATGCTCAAGACGTGCAACCTGACGGGTGATACCCAGATGGAGGCGATACGCACCAAGCTCGAAGATCAGTTTCGCGGTGTCGGTAAGTTGCCGATATCACCCGAGGCGCTCAAGGAGGACAGCAGCCTTCGTGCCGAAACCAGATCGGTGGTAGAAGACGTTATCAGCAGCCTACCAACCATTGACTTGTAAAACACACTAGTAGGGAGAACGAGATGAATGACTATGTGTTAGATCGGATTAGTTCTGCAATCCAAGAAGCCATGAACGGTGATCTGGGAGAGTTACACCAAGCGTTACACTTTGTGGAAATCCTACGCGCAGACAAGTGGATAGAACTCAAACTGAAGGAGGAG